ATGAACTTTTTACCTGAACTCATTCAGAAACTTGGCACGGTTCTTGTTGAAGTCCTCGTGCTGATCGCTGAAGAAGTCGAAAAGAAAAACTAACGAAAACAAATAAAAAAGGAGACTTTACTATGTCCGCAAATGTTGAAACCATGTTCTCTGTCCGTGAAACCCCTTGGCACGGCCTTGGCCGTATCGTGATGGATGCCCCTGCAAGCCGTGAAGCCTTGGAGCTGGCTGGTCTGGATTGGCAGGTGGAGAGCCGCAATATCTACTCTGGCACGGGTGCTATGATCCACGGCTATCGGGCTAACGTCCGCAGCACGGATGAAGCCGTACTCGGTGTCGTGTCTGACCGCTACCGCATTGTGCAGAACGAAGAAGCGTTCCAGTTCACCGATGATCTGCTGGGTGAGGGTGTCACTTACGAAACGGCCGGTTCTTTGCAGGGCGGCAAGAAAGTCTGGATGCTGGCAAAGCTGCCGGAGAAGTACATCATCGCCGGAGATGAAGTGACCCCATATCTTGTGTTCTTTAACAGTCACGATGGCAGTTCTGGTGTAAAAGTCGCTATGACCCCGGTTCGTGTGGTCTGCCAGAACACCCTGAATCTGGCCTTGGGTACTGCAAAGCGCATCTGGACTGCTCGCCATACCGAAAATGTTCTGCTCCGGGTGCAGGATGCCCATGAGACCTTGCAGCTTGCCAACAACTATATGGGGGAGCTGGGCAAGGGCATCCATGAGCTGACCACCATCAAGCTGTCTGACCGCAAGGTGCAGGAGTTTATCAACGAGTTCTTCCCCATCACGGAAGACTTAACCGATGGCCAGCGGAAGAACAACCTGCGCTTGCAGGACGATTTGAAGGCCCGCTATTATAATGCACCCGATCTGGAGTGGGTCGGAAAGAACGGCTGGCGGTTCGTGAACGCTGTTTCCGACTTTGCCACCCATGCAGATCCCATCCGTAAAACTCGCAACTACAACGAAAATCTGTTCCTGCGCACCGCAGAGGGCAATCCCATGATCGACAAAGCCTACAAGATGGTGCTGGCAGCAGCATAAAGGAGGACGTATGAACGATGTGAGCAATCGGGCTGTCCGGGAATTTTCTGAGTTCCTGAACAGCATCGAAGCCGATTTTCCAAAGCCTACTTGCACCACGGCATACGAGATCACGATGAAAAGCACCATTGTCAGTGCCTTGATCACGCTGGACACCGAAAAGCAAATGGACGAGCGTTTCTGGAACCATCTCCGGGTGCAGCGGAATATTCTGGATTTCCTGTATACCCTGTGGCTGGATGATGACCGCACTTTGGTGGATGAGTTTTCCACGATTATCAAGGACTTGGTGGAATATGATTTCTCTATCGCAGAAGAACAGATGAAAGAGAGGTTGAACATTGCATGAAACGACTTGTATCTACATTGAATTTGACCAAAGAAGATTGGCTCCGTTACCGTAAGTGCGGCATTACCGGCACGGATGCCGGGGCTATTCTTGGCCTGAATCCCTACCGTTCTGCATTTCAGGTGTACCACGATAAAATCAGCGATACCACTGAAAATATCGACAACGAGGCCATGCGGCAGGGTCGTGACTTGGAGGATTATGTGGCACAGCGCTTCACCGAAGCAACCGGTCTGAAGGTGCGCCGTGCAAACGCTATCTACCAGAGCGAGGAACATCCGCTGCTTCTGGCAGACTTCGACCGCCTGATCGTTGGGCAGAAAGCTGGATTGGAGTGCAAGACGGTTTCGCCCTTCTCCGCAGATAAGTGGGCAGACGGCAAAATCCCGGCTCACTATTTGGCGCAGGTTGACCATTACTTAGCCGTCAGCGGTTTCGACTGCTGGTATGTGGCGGCTTTGATTTTCGGCAGAGAGCTGGTGATCCACAAGATCGTGACAGATAAGCAGGTGCTTTCTGATCTCATTGATAAGGAAGAACTTTTCTGGACGAACCATGTTGTGCCCCGGCTTCCCCCTGCACCCAACGGTTGCGATTGTGACACCCAGCAGATCAACCAGATGTATGAGGTAGACAACCGGGATAAGACCGCTGACCTGAGTGCTCTGCATGGACTTCTGGATAAGCGGCAGGAGCTTTCTGACCAAATCGAGCAGATGGAACAGGAGAAAACGGCTATCGAGCAACAGGTCAAGCTGAAAATGCAGGATGCTGCCTATGGCACAGCACCGGGTTATAAGGTATCGTGGGTGTCCTCCGAAAGCAAACGGGTGGATTCTCAGCGACTGCGGAAAGAGCAACCAGACATTTTCAGCCAGTACAGCAAAAATGTAAGCAGCCGCAGGTTCACCATCGTTCATGCGGCATAAAACTTTGTATATGGCGGCAGGAAGTGACTTCTCTGCCGCCTTTTTTCTTGGAGGGTTATTATGGCTACGGAAAATCCATTCGTAAAATTATTTGCTATCGACTTCAAAGATCATCTGGAAGTCAAAAAATCCGGCAATACGGAACTGAAATATGTAAGCTGGGCGTATGCCTGGGCAGAGGTGAAGAAGCTGTATCCTTCTGCCAGCTATGAGGTCAAGAAATTCAACGGCCTCCCCTATGTTTATGACCCCATAACCGGATTCATGGTGTACACCTCGGTCACGATTGAGGGCGTTTCGCATGAAATGTGGCTGCCTGTACTGGATGGCGCAAACAAAGCCATGAAAGCTGTGCCTTACACCTACTCCACCCCGAAATGGGACTACAATCCGCAGACCCGCCGCCGTGAAAAGATCGGCATGGAAGAACGCACCGTAGAAGCAGCCTCTATGTTCGATGTGAATAAAGCTATCATGCGGTGCTTAGTGAAGAACCTTGCTATGTTTGGTCTGGGCCTGTACGTTTATGCCGGAGAGGATTTGCCGGAAGATGCTGCACCGCAGCCGGAATCAGAGCCGCAAAAGCAGCCGAAACCGAAATCCACCAGCCAGAAGCAGGAACAGCCGCCTGTGCCCTGCATCTGCGCCCGATGCAATCAGCCCATCAAGAGAGTCAAGCTGAAGGACGGTTCTATCATGCAGGCGGCAGAGTTTGCAGCCACCCATGAGGGAATGTGCGCTGACTGCTACAAAGCCACCAGATTGAACGTAGCATAATAAAACTGCTCTATTTCGATGTCACTTGATTCTTGTATGATTCTATATTTCATGGTACACTTACAGTAGTGAGTTCTGAAAGCTCTCCTCTGTGAGCGGAAAGGAGCATTGCATGAAAGATTTGCAGTTTCCTGTTGGAATCTCGAATTTTGAAAAGATTCGAGAAGGCGGGTATTATTATATCGACAAGACCAATCTGATTTCTGAACTTCTTAGCGGTGGTATCGCTGAAGTAACATTGATCACTCGTCCTCGCCGTTTCGGAAAATCACTTGGTATGAGCACTCTCGCAAATTTTCTGGACATCCGCAAAGACAGCAAGCAACTGTTTGAGGGATTGGCGATCTCCAAAAATACAGAGCTTTGCAAAAAATGGATGAACCAGTGTCCTGTGGTATTTTTCTCTTTCAAGGATACGGACGGTCTGACCTTTGAAAGTGCCTATGGAATGCTGTGCATGAAGCTGGCATTTGCGTTTCAGGATTATCAGTTTCTTCTGGATGACGCTGCTATTTCTGACGATGACAAAGGCATCTTTAAGCGGATTCTGGGACGCACTGCATCTATGGATGAAACCAAAAGCTGCTTTTTGTTGTTGACCCGGATGCTGGAAATCCATTTCAAAAAATCGGCGGTCGTCATCCTGGATGAGTATGATGTTCCCATTGCCAAAGCCAGCAGCAACGGATATTATTCGCAGATGCTGGACGTGATGCGGGCTATGATGAGCACCACGCTCAAAGACAATACTTCGCTTGACTTTGCTGTTATTACCGGCTGCCTGAAAATTGCAAAAGAAAGCATCTTTACCGGGACGAACAATTTTGTTTCGGATACGATTCTTTCTCCCCGGTTGAGCGAATCCTTTGGGTTTACACAGGCAGATGTAGATCAAATGCTGAAAGATGCTGATCTTGAATCGCAGTCTGCTGAAATCAAGACATGGTACGACGGTTATCATTTTGGCGATGCAGACATTTATTGTCCGTGGGACGTGATCAGTTATCTGCGAGATTTCCAGTATGGTGTAGCACAGAAGCCGAAAAGCTATTGGAAAAACACCAGTGATAATGCTATTATCCGTTCTTTTATCGACTATGCAGGTGACAATATCACCACGAAGCTCGAAACGCTGATGGCTGGCGGCTTCATCGTTCAGCATATTGAAGAAAACCTGACCTACGATTATCTGCACTCCTCTGAGGAAAATCTTTGGAGTGTGCTGTATCTGACAGGCTATCTGACCAAGGTGCGGGATAAGGATCTGACGGATTCGCTGCCGGATGGCTGCTCTGCGCTGATGATTCCCAATGCAGAGATTCGGGAAATTTTTGAAACCACTGTAAGCAAATGGTTTGACGACAGCGCTAAGGCATGGAACCGCAGCCCGTTGTTTGATGCAGTCTGGAGCGGAAACAGCGAAGCTCTGACAAAGGAAATGACCAAGCTGCTTCGCATGACCATCAGCTACCACGACTACCGGGAGGATTTTTACCACGCTTTCCTTGCGGGCATCTTTACTGGTGCTGGCTATGTGGTGGAATCCAACAAAGAGCATGGCGAGGGTCGCAGCGATGTCATTGTAAAGGATATCCGCAATGGCCGTGTGGCGATTTTTGAAGCCAAGTATGCAAAAACTCTGGATGCTCTGCCGGATGCCTGTGATACTGCTATTCAGCAGATCAATGACCGGATGTACGCAGCAGACTTCCGGGATGACTATGATGACATCCTCTGCTATGGCATCGCATTCTTCAAAAAGCGTTGTATGGTACGCAAAAAATAAACACTATACTGGAGGCCCACACAATATGTGCGATGTGCTTGATAAAGTGGAAAACCGTGGCATTGCAAAGGGAAAAGCCGAAGGGGAAGATACGCTGGCTTTGCTGATGAAGAAGCTGTTCGATCAGAACCGTATTGAAGATGCAAAGCGGGCTTCTGAAGATAAGGAGTACCGTGCTCGGCTGATGAAAGAGTTTGGCATCAGCTGAGCAAAAAATTATATGTACAACTGGGAGAGTGTCTTCGGATGCTCTCCCTTTACTTTTGCAGGACAGTCCGCGTGGATTGTCCTGTTTTTATTTGGAGGCATACAATGAAAGAAGAAAAAATCAAAGTCCTTGCGCTCCTGCCAATGGAGCTGCCAAAGGAGATCGAACTGGACAACACCCTTGAAGCCATGCAGAACTTTGTAGGCGGGCTGATCGAATGCATCACATTGAGTGATACCGGTTCAGAGGTCACACTGGTCTGCAACGATGAAGGCAAGCTGCTTGGCCTGCCGCTCAATCGTCCGCTGTGGGATGGAGCCGATGTTCTTGCCGGGCCGGGATTTCTGGCCGGATGTGACAACGAAGGGAATCTAACTTCCCTGCCGCAGAGTGCAATGGATTTCTACAAAGAGAAGTTTAGAGCTTTTATCATTGAAATTTAAGGAGGAACGCCTTATGACCTTTAATGCAATGACCGAACACTACGAGGAGATTACGGTTTGCAGAAAGCCTGCGCTGTTCACCAGCATCCGCATCAAGAGGGATACCATTCCGGATGGTCTGTACGCCTACGATGTTCGGCATGATGACGAGTGCCGGGGCATCCCTTGTGAGATCGCACCCTTCGTGATGGTCAACCACTGGGGCACCATCATCCTTGCGGAACCGCTGGAACTGCCGGATGATGGGCGGCGATATATTGACGAGGATACCGACTGGAACTACGCTCCTTTGGATGGCGAGGACACCGCCAATCACAAACCGTGCACTACCATTTCTGATTTTATGACTGCCTATGCCCACTAAAACTGTATTAAAAATACCGTATATTCTGTTTTGTATTAAAATCAGCCGCTTTCAGGCCATTTCAAGGTGCAAAACACAGTCTTAAAAATGTCGCTCGTTATCTTTGAGCCAGAAAGGAGACGCATGAACATCTATGGCTATTGCCGCATCTCTACGGCAAAGCAGAGCATTGACCGTCAGATCCGCAACATCAAGGCCGAGTACCCGACTGCCCATATCGTGCAGGAAGCCTATACCGGCACGTCTATCTTTCGCCCGGAGTGGCTGAAGCTTTACCGGGTTCTGAAAGCAGGAGATACGGTGGTGTTCGATTCAGTATCCAGGATGTCCAGAAATGCAGAGGAGGGTTTTGCTCTGTACGAAGACCTCTACCATAAGGGCATCCGGCTGGTGTTCTTGAAAGAGCACCACATCGACACCGAGACCTACAAAAAAGCCCTGTCCGGCAGCATTGCCATGACAGGGACAAATGTGGACTTCATCTTGAAGGGCATCAACGAGTATCTGATGGCCTTGGCAAAGGAGCAGATCAAACTGGCCTTTGAGCAGTCCGAAAAAGAAGTTGCCGATCTGCACCAGCGCACCCGTGAGGGCCTTTTGACTGCTCGGTTGAATGGTAAGCAGGTTGGCCGCAAAAAGGGTGTTGGCTTTGAAACGAAGAAAGCCAGAGAAGCCAAGCAGATCATCCGCACCCACTGCAAGACCTTTGGCGGTACACTTGATGATGCCGAGTGCATGAAGCTCACCGGTCTTGCCCGGAATACCTATTATAAGTACAAACGTCAGATTCGTGCTGAACTGATAGCTGAACAGGATTTGCCAAAAGGAGCAAGTATCTTTTATGAACCGCCAAAATCATTCTGAGTCAGAGAACCGGCTCACTCCGGAGGAGCAGCAGGAGTTTTTGGAACTCCTGGCTCGGCTTTCCTCGGAGCAGCGTGAAGCACTGAAAGAAGTGCTCAAGTCCTTTACTTAACAAAAATGTGCAGGGCGGCATTGCTGCTACCCTGCACATTTTATTTTTTGTTATGCACGCTCTACTCTGACGCTGCCAGTACGAGCATCTTTGATGATACGGAAACGAGAGCCGCAACCAGCGCAGCTTTTTGTCTGATTTGTTCCGCCTCCAAGGATCACTCGTGCCAGCTCGTGCCCACAATCAGGGCATTTGATAACCTTCATAGCCATATCAAAACCTCCATTTGAATTTGACTTATCATTTTAAACCGTCGTCCGCCGAAGTCAAGCAGTGTTACCATCTTCTTTGTTTTTACACCATACCGCACGTAGTTCAATAGCGGTTTCCTTCATAGTAGGCGGTTTCCTTCATAGTAGAAATCGTATGCCACCTGTAAGAATTCGTCTGCTGTGTCAAATTCATCACCACTGTAATCTGAAACGAACCAATTCCCATCGTTATCCACCGTAAAGGTCAGCTTCACATCACAGGCAGTCGGTTCATCGGCCATACCCATTGTATAATCAAATGTAGTGTAGGTTCCTTCCATTATTACATTGCCCGTTGTGTCATCATAATACCAACTGTAATAGGTAGAATCCTCAAATAGATAATCCATGACCATGCCATAGGTGATCTCATCCAATTCAGGATGATCCGGATCATCGTTTTCCCAGCCACCCCAGACCGTACCACAGACTTCGTCGATAACTTTATCCGCACCACTAATATAAGCGTACTCGTCATCAGAATCTTCCTCCGTATAATCAGAGGTACTGTTTTCCGAATCATTCCACACCGTATTATCTGATACCGCCACCTCGCTTTCTACCCTTGTTGCAACACTCGTTGATGTTGTTTTATTCATGCCGAGATAATATTCATTCAGCATGTTCAAAATAATCATTTCCTGAAGCCAGTCCAGTTCCGTTCCATTGCTGGTAACATGATCCAAATTAAAAGTATCATCCGAATTCACAACAAAATAGAATGTAAACCGCAGTGTTCTTCCACTTTCAACGACTCTATCACCGGTATAGGTTACAATTTTTTTGCCGTCTTCTTTATAATTGTCCCATTTAGAATCATCGAAATATGTATCAAAAATCTCGTCAAGCGTTGCATCTGCACTGAAAATACTGGGCATCTGGCTGTCCGACAACCCACATGATTTTATGGAGTCCATATTGAATCCACCGGACGCAACTGCTGCAATCACAACGATGACTGCGATGGTAGCAACCAGATTTATGATCTTCTTCTGTTTCAGATACCCATGAACCGCTTTCTTCTCCTGCTCCACCTGCACGGCAGAAAGCATTTCCGGGTAAAGTAGCGAGATAATCTGCGAATAGATCATATTTCCAAACAGATAATACCGCGACTTGTTTTCTTCTTTTTTACTGGGGACACTCAAAATACTGAGTTTGAGACCATTTTCTGTATTCTGAACCTGATATGCTCCGTACTTTTTGCTGTGGAACACCACTGTGTCCGCTGTATCTGTGATTTGCTCTACTTCTGGCGCTGCAAATCCTCGGCGAATCACATCTACTGCCTCTTCCCAAGTCATTTCTTCTGGCAGATATAATGCCCCTTGGTCACGAGCTGGATCGAACACCTTCAGATAAATGTCATCTCTGCAAAACAGGCCATATATAATAGGCACGACCGCGCTGAGCAAAGCTGATTCTATAAAGTTCCAAATGCCCGCTCCGCCTAAACAAACTACAAATAAGATTAAAAATGCCAACGTTGCAAAATAGGCGATTTTCAGTTTTTTCTTCATATCTTCCCAGATAATCAGAAACTGCGTTGTTTCGGTGAAAAGGACGTGATACCCGTTCCATCCGTCAGACTTTTTCTTTTCTTCCCACACTTCTTCTCTCTTATCAAGAATTTTCATGGTATTTTGTCTGCCGCCACCGGTTTCTTCGTCCGGAACCTTTTTAACCTCTTCCATAATAATTTGCTCCTTTTTGTCTGTCGTTCGGTCGTTCGTACGGATATGGAGCGCTTTGTGCTAAAAATATTATACGATATATACAATTATGAGTCAAGCACCCAGACAATAAAATCGTAAGTACACAATACGATTTATCTAAGGAGGCTGAACCATGGAACGAGAGAAGCCCACATTTGATATCCTGGGCCGTATTGAGCGGGAACGCCTTTCCCGTGGCTGGTCTGAGTATGCCCTTGCAGAGAATTCAGGTCTGACACAATCTACCATTTCTACCTGGCGCAGACGGAATCTTCAACCCAATGTAGCTTCTCTTGAGAAAATCTGCTCCGGCCTTGGTATCTCGCTTTCCCAGTTCTTTCAGGAGGAAGACTCTGTTTACTTAACCCCCGATCAAAAGGAAATTCTTGATCTCTGGGCTAAACTCTCTCCTGCTCAAAGAACAGCGGTCTCTCAAATGCTGCGTTCCTTCCTATATATAAAGGAAGAGGTATAAAATTTTTCCGCTCGTGAGCCGCTTGTGTCAAAAGCGAATTTCCGCGAGCACCCTCTCACGGCACACCCATTTTCAGAATGGGTGTGCTATAGGGGCGCTTGCAAAAATTCACTTTCGACACGCGCGTCTCACTCACGGACTATGTTTTTGTAGCTTCTTGTATAAGATAAAATTCAACTATTCCACAGCAAAATACGGTCAAGCCCATGAAGGACTTGACCGTTTTATCATTTTGAATAACAGGTTTTAGATACAAGATTCCCGAATTTTTGCAAGATCACTGTTCAGCAGCGTTTCATGTTCCAGAAGCTCTTTCTGGACAGCAAGGAGGAAATCCCTGTTGTCATGGAGAATCTTATATGCTCTGCGGTAAAGTTCTTCCAGTTTTGCTGATTTGATGGCTTCATTATAAGAAAGTCTCTGCTCGGACATTCTGTTGTCCCCTGATTCAATTCCTACGAAGCCACCACCTACAAAGTGACACAGCCAAATATCCATGAGCTTATCTGCTTGCTCTATATCGGCCGATGCCTGAATATCCATAACACCATAGATCAGAGACACACCCGCTCTGCCTGCCAATGTTTTGGTTACTTCATCCAGAAATTCCTCCTCATTTTGTGCATAAGTAGCACAGCCATTTACCATACCACCAATCACGCCCCGACTTCCACGAATCGTGACAATTCCAATGCTTCCGGGGTGAAGAACTTCTCCGACCACTGCATGGGCAGCTTCATGTACTGCAATCTTCTGCAACTCTGTGGAGTCGGTTTCCTTATCCGTCTTTTGGAGTTTATATACCACCTGAAGAAGAGCTTCTGTGATATCTTCCTTCTGGATGTGCTCATGACCTTGATAGACACTATTCAGCGCAGCAAGGTTCATTACCGTTTCCAGTGTAGCACAGCTTACCTTGGGCATAGCCTTGACGATATCTGAAATCAGTACATCCTCTGCCAAATCTTTATCCCTGAGATAGTAGCTGACAATGTTCTCTGCAATCTCTCCAATCGGAGGTTGCAGATAGATCACATAATCAAATCTACCCGGTCTCAACAGGGATGGTGGCATATACCTTGTATCGTTAGTAGTAGCAATCACAAATAAATCTGTGTCCTTTGCATCATCAATACAGGCTTGCAGACAAGCCCATTCCGGCGCATAGGGAGAGGTGGATTCTACATAGAGGTTCAAATCTTCTAGGAGCAGTATACTAGGCGCTTCCTCCTTTGCCATAGCAAATACAGCCCTTAATTCATCCAGAAAACTGTTTTCCTGACTGGTTTTACGAAAAACAAAGGGCTTCCGTTCGGACTCTTCCATCAGGATAGATGCCAGCAGACTTTTTCCAAGACCAGGATCAGATTCCATCAGCAACCCTCTTGGAATAGAAATGCCCTTTCTTTTATAAACCTCCGGTCTTTTTAGAATATCCAGAATCTGACGCAGAATCTCTTTCGTAGATTCGTAGCCGATAACTTTTTCATCAAACTTATCCATTGTATTCTCCCTTCTTATTTGCGCTTTGATTTTCTGTTCTGATTCATTTGACCTTTTGCTGTCAGAAGAATGCTTCCGTATCGAACGATATCATCGCCATACAATGCAGCTTCTCTTGACTGCCTCATTTGGATATTATTTTGAAGCATCTCGTCGAACTCAGATTTCCATTGATTTGTTACCGTTACAAGCATCTTCCACTCAGATTCCCATTGAATATGAAACATATTCTGTGTTTGAAACGATACTGCACAAACTGCAAAATGAATATGTACATTAAATCTATCCGCATGAATTCCATAGGCTGTAATATAACCTTTCTTCGCATAGATACTTGCTATTCTTTCTGCTAGAGATACTACATCCTGTGGCAAAACACAATCTGTTGCTGCGAAGGAAACAATGCGGTGTTTTGCAAACTGCGGAATACCTTTATGTCTTCTCCTGACTTCAAAAAGCATCAGATAATAAACTGAACTCGGATCACACAAATATTCATTGGGAATCATCGCTGGCTGACAACCTGCCAAGGTATTTGTTATAGTATTCGCTCTTTGACTATCTTCTGCTGTTTTATCTAATCTAAGAATATATTGTAGTAACCGTTTTAAGTCTTCCAAAGTTTCATATTTATCATTTTTGAGTTCGATATAACACATACCTATGAACCTCCTCTTTTACTCCTTCCCAATTTTTTTCACTCGCATAATTTCCAATATTAGATATGATTTCATCAACAAGGTCTGCATCTATTTTGGTAAAATAGATTGCGCTCTTAAATACTTCTGTGGCATTTTTACCAGTTTCATTCATTCTCTGTTGTAAATGAACTTTATCTTCATCTGTCAATCGTATACTAAAGATATTTCCCATTATAAGCACCTTCTTTCTATTCATATATTTCATAAAGATAAATTAATATCATTGAAAATATAGATGAGAATTTATAGAATAAAATATTATTTATGACGGCATCCGCCTCCCCCCTAGCAAGAATAGCCAAATGTATATACACTACACATTCGGCTGCTCTTGTGCGACTGTTTGTACTACAACTATTCCATTCAGCCGCTTTATCCTAATGTTAGTGTCATTAATAAAGATTAACTTTCACCTTCCTTCTGCTCTATACATTATTTAGCATTAACATTGGATTACCCGTATGTACATCACTCCATCAAGCACTACTTTCAGGCAATAGAAAACCCACATGGAACATCATCCATGTGGGCTTTTTCATGTTACCACCCAACTGATTTCAGGTGGGATTCTTGTATAATATATTCCTGTACCGCTCTCTTAGGAATCCTCCAAGATCGGCCGATCCTCATGGCCTTTATCTTTCCAGACTTCAAAAGCTTATAGGTAGTGTTCATACCGCATCCCAGCATATCAGCGACTTCTTCTGGAGTGATCAGAGTGTCATAGCAATCAAACATAACGGCAAATCCTCCTTTGGTGGGTTACTATAATGTTGCCGAAGGTCAAATCATACCAGATACAGAGAAAGGGCGACCACTTGCGTGATCGCCCTGAATTTATGTCAAAATACTATTATGTGTCTCTTGTTCCTACACTTTCAAAAAAATTTTGCTTGAAAATTCCCATTTTCTTGATATTAGGGAGCATTTAACGCTCAAATTTTTTCAGAAGTGTAGGATGCAATACGCTTTTCTGCTTGTACAGCTTCATATTTAAGCAGTTTTCCACCATCCGTAAGTTCTGGTTCCCATTCCCAATAATACATATAATCATTGCCCTTGATACAGTTTTTTATTTTTCCTAATCTTATTGTCCATCTTATCTTGGCTCTTCCGAAGTCATTTGACCCGGCCATAAGTAGTTTCATTATAACCTTATAGTCCACTTCTGTGTCTAATGATTCGCTTTCTACCTCCGGAATTTCAACTCCATTTTTCTCCATCCAGTTTTTCATCAGCTGCGGATTTTTCCATCCACAAATAGCCTCTATACGACCCGATTTCCAAACACGCTCATATCGAAAATCTTTTACCCTAATACTCTTCTTTGTTTTTCCAAATACTTTTAAAAGCCTTTCCCAATTGTCATCCACTCCAAGTGGCTTTAGCCTAAGCGTTTTTTCCTCTACTTGAAGTAATTCTTGTTCTTTGAGTGCCTCAGTAAATTTATCTTGTTCTTCCTTTTGGTTCTCACTATTCTGTACAATAATAAATCCATTGTGCAATTTACTTACTATACTTTCGATAGGGCCATTCAGTTCATATTTGGTTGGAGGTACTTCATCAGCACAATAATATTGCGGTATCACATCAAAATCAAAATCAGGGGCTTTGTATAAAATATCCCGGTTTAAAAAGCACATATAAATAGCCGAAATTGCATCATCCGAAATACGTGGTTTCACCTCTTCCGAAATAAGAAACATTTTTTCTTTTTTATCTAAGAAAGAAAAGTAATAGTCCCAGTATTCATCAATATAGTTACCGAGAATTCTCTCCGCCTCTTGTATTGCCTGCCAATAGGTCGCGCTCCCTTTTTTGAACTTTAAATTTTCATATGCATATTCCACAAGAGCAACCGCTACCATATTTAAATATCGGCCATACTGGCACATGAATGCAGCGCCTTCATATTTTTCAATGATTTCGTCCAAATAGAATGCCATTGGATAGCAAGATTTATGTATAATCAATCTTGCAGTTCTTTGATCTATTTTTTCTTTTCCTATACGGTTTAATTTTTCGCAGTGATATATATTCTCACGTGCAAAATATAAGACAACGGTTTCGCTATGATTTCCTTTTTGAGAAAGATCTACTTTACTCATTTTTTCAATAGCTACACATAAGTCCTCGCATCTATCTTTCAATCGGCTTTTTTTCTGTTTTTCTAGGCTTCCTGTGTCTGATTCATCAAATATTTCTTTTTCTTTTTCTGCCAATCTTAAAACATTCCAACTTACGCTGTCACGATTTTCTTCCACAATATGCTTTGTTGCAGCGCTAAACAACGGCGTCAAAAATTCCTTTACTTTCTCGTTTTTCTTCATTGTGGGAATAAACTGGTACGGGCATACCAAGTTAAATGGAAATTCTTCCGTATGATTCATTTTTATCTGTTCCACTTTTTTTGTTTTGCTCGCCAAGGCACGCACTCGTCTTTGATATGTCTCGTACCCTTCCCCATCTTCATCCCAATCAAAAATTTTCTTTTTAAATTCTGAAGCCGATATATTTCGTGCTGTTAAATACCTCAATGACATCATCACACATCCTATTGCATTGGCTTGAAGTATCTTGGGCGGATTGCTATCGCTTTTACAATGCATTCTAAAATAATGCAGCATTGGCCAGTTTCCCTTTTCCATATCTTTCAAAATCGCTTTGACCGCATTGACTTCATTGTTTTCTTCATGACTTAAAGTCAATTCCAACGGTAATTCTTTCGCATACAATCGAAAGCTAAAACGCTTGCATCTTTCCAGCTCATCGCGAGTTTCCTCCAGTTGCTTTTGATTTTCAAACAATACCATTTTCTCAATCATTTCATCTCTCCAAAAGTCGGCCTTTTACATTATTTTGATACTTTTCTCATTTTCGGTCACGAAAACTCAAATTTGTTTTCCTTCAAAAGTGTTAAAATTTAATTAGAAAGATCACAGTATCTTTCCCTCCAGTCTGCACCTTGACAACCGCATAGCGGGCAGTTGACCCCGAGACCGACCGGACAAACTGCCTGCCGTCCGCCAACTCACCTCATAAGATAAGAAAGGATACTTTATGAATGCTTCAAACACTAGTGGCATGATCAATGCTCTTCAGAATCTTGATGGAACACCCTATAATCCGCCAGAAGAAGTCAGTTCGACTTTTCCTAAAAGAAACTGGACACAAACAGTTACCACGACGCAGGATGTTACACAATGTTCAACTTACTATAGTGCCGCACCATCAAATAGTCCTGTACCGCCATCTACTCCCTCGCACCAATCACAACAGCCATCATCCTCTCAATGCGATCAGCTTAAAGCGGCATGGGAGAGTGACGCACAAAAAGCCTACAGACAGAAGGCACTCAGTTTCGAAAACTATGGCTTAACTACTGATCCTCAGGGTTATCTAGTCCTCTTGTACAGTAATAGCGTCAGTACCGTTGGAAAACCTTTTAGCCCAGGACTTCCAAAACATCCTTGATAAAATGGCCGATGATGGCCTGTCTCAGAGCATGTTGGAAAAAGAGCGTACTCTTATCAGCAAGCTGTATCGCACAGCCATTGGCTGGCGTGTCGTGGATTCCAACCTTGCATCTGTCCTGAAAGTTGAGGGGCGTAAATCGCCGGAACGCGAAATCTTCACGGACGAACAGGTGACGCTGATCCTGAACCAAAAGAACACTCCCACCGGACAGATGGTAATTGCTCTTCTGGCCTGTGGAGTGCGTATCTATGAGCTGCTGCACTTCAAACACGAAGATTTTCACCGCACGGAATCTGGTGCTTATCTGATCGGCGGCTGCAAGACTGAGGCCGGACGCAACCGTATCATTCCCATTCTTGACTTCGGAATCCCGATTTTTGAACATGCGTATGCCACCTCTGTGGAAAACGGCCCACTCTTTCCTAACGGAAAAGGTGGATTCTGGAACGAAAAGAACTGGCGTAATCGCAAATTCTATCCGTTCTTGGAGGAAATCGGCATCCAGCCAAATCCTTACGACGAAAACGGCAAACGTAAACCGGAGTTTGCCGGGAAGCTCGCCACTTATACGCCCTACACCACCCGGCATACATACGCCAGCCTTTGTGACCGCGCAGGCGTCAACAAGGATATCCTGAAACGCGCTGTCGGGCACACGCCCAAATCCAAAACGCTGGATGAAGTCTATCTCCATCCGAAAGCGACCCAGATGATCGAAGCATTCGATAAGGCCAATCAGCTGGTCAATGATGAAGTTCTGACCACAACGAAGGCATAA